CATCTGATTCTTCTCCCATACTTAATATTTCCAAGGCATCTTCCACTTCAAATCCCTGTTTATTTCTTAAATCCAATAATTCTCCTATTGTTAATTCATGATCTTCCATTTTTTCATCGTCAATCATCTCTATTTTCTTTTCAACTTTACACATTTTTAACTCTTTCTCATCCATGCTATCGCTTATGTCTGTAATTAAAATTAATAAACTATTCACGTATTTTTCAATATATCTTACATAATTTATATTATTAATATTTTTTACAACCACTTTAAAAATATTTTCAAACCCAACACCTACATCATCAACCTGTTGTTTCATTATTATTTCAAATCCCGGATTATCTTTTATCGATATTTTCTTATTTTCAAACTGCTCTGCTTGTAAATGAATATTAGATTGCCAATTTGAAAAAATTTCTGTGGCTTTTTCTTTCGTTAATTGATAATTATTTACCAATTTATCCAATATATCATTCATTGAAACATTTTGCCTCTGTAATATTGTAATAAAGGCATTTATACTTGTCATCTCTTGAAAAGATGATACCCTTTTATAAGTTAAATTTATTTCATCTTTACTTGAATTTATATTATCCTGGTTAATATTTATAATTGGGAAAACACATCCTATAAAATTTTTTAAATCAGATTTTCTATTATTTTTCACAGATATGAAATAATCTATATTATTTATTTCTACATTTTCATCCAATAGATTAATAAATGGTGAAAATTCATATCCTATGTCACTAGTAAAACTATTTATCTTAGATATTATATAATTATTAACACTATTTTTTATCATTCGTTCTATTTCAATAATGGAGTCGGATATGGATTTACCGACCATTGTCCCCGTCAATATATTCAATCTTATATCTATATTGCCGTTTTCTAAAAATTCACAGTAAATTTCATTTAATTCGCCTTTATTTTTTATATAAAAACCTATTCTTTTTTTGTATGCCAACAGTTTTGTTAATTTAGCCAATTTTGTTTTTCTTTTATTATAATCTATATATAATTTTGGTATTTTTTTACCGTTTGTTGCCATGTTTTCACCAGTATAGAGTCTATAAATATTCACCATACCAGACCCAGCATTGAATTTAATAAAAGGTACTGTTTCATTTGTATGAATAATTTTAAAAATTGTTTCAAGTGGTACGTTAATATTTTTTGTTGGGTGTAAAGTTAAATATATATTACTTATACCAGAATCAACTGTTTGTAATTTATCTTTGTATTTCAAATTCAAATCATTTAATAAATAAAGTTTATCTTCAAATTTTTTTATTTTTTGCATTCTTTCTACATTTTCGTCTTTTATTTTGCTTCTGTTTCTCTCGATATCTTCAATAGTTTTTACTTGATAATTTAAAAATAATTGTGAAAAATATTTTTTTAATAAATAATTATTTGTTATACTGGTTTCTTTATAAAAATTAAGTATATCTGGGGCTAAAGATAAATATATACTATTGTTTATAGAATTTCCGTAATCAAATAATAAATTTTTATTTTGAGACATTATTGAAACTTGCTCATTTAAAATAAAAGAATCCATATTATCAAGTTGAAATGGGTTTACAACAAACGGATATTTTTTATTAAATATAATATCTAAACCCAATGATTTTTTTAAAATTATATTACTAAAATCAATATTTCGCATATTCATAAAATCGCTGTATGTATAAAAACCTTTCACTTCACTAACGTGGTCCATTAAATTATATTTTTCTGTATCGTGAACATTATTTTTGTTTACATTTTTTAAAAAAACTTCGAGTATATCTTTTGTCAATTCTATCATCCCATCCTGTGTTAATTTATTAAAAAGTACAGTGGCGTTTATTTTTGTTTTTACCAATGTAAATAAATATATTTCTGGTAAAGTACTATTTAATTCTGTATACTTAACTATTTTTTCTTTTAATCTTAAAATAGTATCATCCCCATATATTGATTCATTTATAAACGTATATTTAATATTTTCTGTTCTTATTTTTCCTAATAAAGTTCTATCAATTATATTCATATCTCCAGGTCCTAAATTTTGTATTGTTAAACCTTCTATATCAATTTGTTTTCCAACAAAAATATAAATATGTTCTATTTGATTATTGTTCCATAATATTACATTAAATATTTCTGACATATATATAAATATATTCTATATTATTTAATTATTAACAAAATGAAAATAATTGCCGCTTGTTGTAAAAATTTGGGGATAGGTATGGGCAATAAAATACCATGGCATATACCAGAAGAATTCAAATATTTTAAAAAAATGACATCACATGGAATTAATCCAACTGTTGTTATGGGTAGGAATACTTGGGAAAGCTTACCCAAAAAACCACTACATAATAGAAAAAATATAATTATTAGTAAAACATTAAAACAAGAAAATGTTTCTGAACATGAAAATACATTTGTAGTTGATAGTATATCAAGAATTCAACGAATGACTGAAAAAAAAGACCCAATATGGATTCTCGGTGGAGGAAATATATATAATCAAATGATTCATTCCAAAGAAGTAAATGAAATTTATTTAACGTATATAGATAGAAATTACCCCTGTGATACATTTTTTCCAGTTATTCCCAAATTTTTCAATCTTAAATACGTTAGTAATGTTAAATATAGTAATGATATTCAATATAATTATCAAATTTGGGATAAAAGATATTTAGGAAATACAATGCGTTTTAATTACCCCGATGATATAAATAAAATATTATAGTAATGTATAATGGGATTAGAACAACTCAGCGCACTTATCGGAGGCCGTCGTCGCAAACGCAGACGCAGCCGCAAAACCGCCAAAAAAACTGTCAAACGTAGACGCAAACGCCGCACTAAGAGAAGAAAGACAACTAAGAGAAGAAAGACAACTAAGAGAAGAAAGACCGCCAAGAAATCCAGCCGCAGACGCAGACGCAGACGCAAGTAAATTTATTAAATTTTATTAATTTATTTCATTAATAAAATTTTATATTTAATCATAAAATTATAGATCAAAATAGGGACTGTCCGTAATTTTCATATCACAATATGTAACTGGTTTTTTTTTATAATCAACTGGTTGATATATATTTATTTCTTTGGCAGCACCTATTAAAAATTTAAAGTTTTGCCAAAACTCTGTTGTGTGACCAACAGACTTTGTTGCTATGTGAGCCAATTCATGTAATGCCACAAACATAAGTGTATTCTCATCTATAAGTCTATTGCCTTTTTTCGTTTTAGTAGCACAAAATGCCAATTTTTCTCCCTTATTTTCGGAATAAGCTGTGTATTTACTCGTTGGTAATATTTCTTCTACCTTTCTAGGATTAAATTTTGTAACTAAACGTTTGACATTTTCTCGTTCAGGATATTTTTCACCTAAATGCTTTACAACCTTTTTTAAGTTTTGAGTTGTTTTTGCCAATAAATCCGCGACAAGAGTTAGTTTATTTCTTTCACGGACACAATATGAATTTCCATCAACATTCGATATTATACATTTTAACTGAAACAATGAAGATTCTCTATATATTTTAAGTATAATAAGACAAATAAAAAAAATTAATATGTATCCAAATACATCATGAGAAAAGACAGACATTATATAAAAATATATATATATTTAATTTCAATCAAAAATATTAAATATATAAATAAGGGTTTACACATTATAATTCCTAAAATCATATATTCTCTTTTTTAATTGTTGTACTAATATTCCATGGTCCAACGCTTTGCATTGAAATATGTGGGTCTCTTCTTACTTGTAAATTACGATTTTCTAAATTTTCTTCAATATTTAAATTTAAGATAAAATGCTTTATTGATTTAAATAAATATGGCCTAAAAAATAAAATTACAGTGATTGCTGCTATTATGAAAATAATTACATATGTGGTAATATATTTTTTTTGATAAACAATCATTGTATAATTATATATATATTTAATTTACCCAATGGTTTAAATTAACCAATGGTTTTAAATATATATTTAGTTGTTAGAAGCGATCTGGAAATCTCTTTTGTTGTTGTCGTGTGTGATGGTACTGTTATTCCATGGTCCGACATCAACTCTAGGATTAGGCGGCTCACTTCTTAACTGCAAGTTGGGGTTCTTGAGAGTAGACCCAACAGTGTTAATACCCTGAAGGACACCGGCCTTAATAAACGACACATTCTGAACATCACCGTCGCCCTGCGGATTCAACTGCGAAAACTCACTGTTGGCATCTCTTGGCAATAATTCACGTGGGTTCGTTACATTCTGTCTTACACAACTAGGAGGGAGACCCTGCATGTTTGTGTTCACTCCGTTAACAGAAGCATTCGATGCGTTTTCACCATGGGGCGATGATGGAACGTATTCATTTGAAGAAGCACCACCGGCTTCGTTAATCTCGGTGTATCCGTCTAAACTACCAGATTTGGATTTAGAGTATGTATATAAGAAGTAACCACCCACTACTAATGCGACAATCATTAACAACTGGTGCGATTTTAAATTCTTAAAAAGTTTCATGGACTTTTTCATTATAAATTCTATTAATAAAATAATTTTAGTAAAATAAATTTTTATAAAAATTATTACAATGTAGTATTATTCACTAAAGTTTTCTAAATCTTCAGCATCTGAACTTTCAATGTCATCCAATAAATATTGTTTTTTAATTTTATTCGCATCTAAATAAGCCTTTATTGCTAATTTCTTTGCGTCTCTAGCTTTCACTAAAGCTTTTTTATAAATTTCTGAATATACATCCAGAGGCTTTTTCAATTTCATTGTCCCCGTATCCAATATTTCTAAATTAACCTCCTCTAAAATACCACTATCTTGCTTTTTCTCAGTTTCTTCTAAATGATTTGTTGTTATTTTATGATTTTCTTCTTGTATAAAATTCCCTTTTTCATTTTTTTCATTTTTTTCATTTTTTTCATTTTTTTCATTTTTTTCATTTTTTAAATTATTAATATTTTCAAATGATTCAATTTGTGTATGTTTTTTGTTTTCAAATAATTTACCACTTTCAAGTTTTTTATCCCCACTATCACCATAATTGCTCTCATCATCATCACTCTCATCATCATCACTCTCATCATCATCACTCGCGTCATCTTCACTATAACCATCACCACTCTCATCATCTTCACTATCGTCATCTTCATTCTCATTTAGATTTTGGTGTATATTTGTGAAATCTTGGGAAATATTATCCGTTTCCATTTCAATTTTAAAATTTTCAGTTTTCTCTAAATCACTATCAACTACGGTCGATTTTTTTTTATTTGTTT